TCATTTTTGCCAAAAAGTGTTCAAAGTGTTCACTTATTGCGATTGGAGCCAATGGAGGCCGATTTTGGTTTACACTTAGGTGTACACTTAGTGTAAACTAGTGTACACCCTCCTTCTTGGCTTTTCGAACCCAATGTGAGACTCTGTTGTAGTCTAAATCCAGCTCTTTTGCGATGTCGCAAGTCCTTCTGTTTTCCGCTACCATATTCTCTATTTGTCTAACTATTTTTATAGATAAACCATGAACTCGCCTATGGTCTGTGAGTTTTAGAATTTCACATAGATGATGGTATTTTACACCAGTTATATACATAATTTCTTTGTATGGTATACCTTTCTTATATAATTCTAGTACATGATCCGCAGACTTCATGTGAGAGCAAGTATTCTTGGCTCTCTCGTTGGTCAACAGATACTCCTTGTATATATAATTATTAACTAGGTGCTTACTAATATTTAGTATAGTAGCTATATTCTTATTCATTACTTTAAGTTTATATAGCCTAACTATCTCCTCTTTCTGTTCTTGAGTTAGTGATGTCATACCGCCATTCCGTTTAAATACTCCCTGCATTCCAATACCTTGGGCTTAGCCATCTCAATTACATGGGGATCGTAGTCGATGTCAAACTCCTTAATTCTGTACTTATCTTCCACATGGGAGTAGCTTACAGGTTCCTCGTAAGTCAAGAACTCAGGGGTGTCCTGAAGGGTGTAAACCAACTTAGCCTTTTTTAAGCCCGTTAGGTGCATGTAAACCTGAAGTTGATAGTAGTACCCCATGTCAGGGGAATCGTCAAACAGAGGGAAAGTAAAGCAGTCCCACGAGGTTTTAAAGTCATAGACTATACCCTCGTGGAAACAATCGGGAGTACCTGTAAAAAAATCATCCTCGAAGTGGTCTAAGTTCTTTATCATGAAGTCCTTATTCATAGCTACCGAGTAAAACTCGATAGCCGTATCTTCTAGTGCCAATCCTTTCTGGATGTACTTACTCTTGATCTGCTTCTTTACTCCGTAAATCTGCTCCTTATACCAATCCTCTAGGTAGCTCTTAGTTGTCTGAGACAAAGTTTCTGTTTTACTCCTTGCGTTAGTCATCAATTGACCAAGGGCACTTGCTCTGCATTTAAAGTTCATGATAATAGAAGTTTTTCGTTTTGTGCTGTTAAAATATAAACCGACTTAATTTGCTCTAAGGTTACCTTGCCATTGGCTAAAGAATCCTTTGCTCCTTGCCACTTTACATGGGATGGAGTTAACTCCTCTTTTTTACCACCATGATCGTTGGTCGAATCAGGGTCTTTTGTATCGTCTATGAGGAAAAGCCCATTCAAAGCATATTTACGAGCATAGCTGGAGGAACTACCAAAACTCTGAGCTACATCCATACCCTTGCGGTTGATGTCTATCCCTGCCTGGGCAGTAACTGCTCTGCCTTCCATGTCCTTCTGAATCGAAGCAGTAGCTTCTATAAAGACAATACCACCTACTTCTTTTACCTCGTCTTCAATAATTAAGGTACATTCATACTTCAATAGCAAAGGCTTTACCGCCTCGAGGATATCCTCAACAGAACGGTACTTATACTTGCCAAATGCGTTAAACTGATTCTTTGGAGCTTTAAGCTCTGATTGGATTGCAATTAGTTCTTTCATCGTGTTAGGTGTTTATACTTGTTTAGTGTTTTAATCTCTGCGTATCGGAAGTTAAACTGATCCCAATACATCTCGAAGGTTTTCAGAATCTCTTTTTTTTCACTATGGGGTAGTTCCACAAAGTTGTTAAGTATCCATTTGTTAATTGCTTCCTCTACCATCTTTGATCCAGTTAGTTGATACAAATAATACCCATTGATTGCCTAATCTCTTAGGAGGATACACCCATTCTTCAGGCCATACACCAGAACGAATGATTTGGTGAACTCTAGTAGATTTTTCGGTAAAGCCCCGTAGTACACCGTACTCGGTAGCGGTCATCATTTCGTAAAGCATTGGCGTACATTGGCTTCTAACTGTTCAACAATAAAAGGGTCTAGGATTGAGCATACCACCCGATAGTGGTCTGTAAAACGCTCATTGAGCTCATCGTATAGCTCCAGGGTGAGAGACTTACCATTACCGAAGTAAAGGTCTAGGACAATTCCTTCGTTGGTGAAGGATTCAAGCTCCAGGCTAAAGCCTGATTGCTCAAGGGTAAAGTGGTGATCTTTTAACATGATTGTGATTGTTTAGTGTGATGCTAAGGTACAAGAGTCTGCATAACAAATGCAAGAGAATTATTAAATTTATTTTTGTTTTACACTAAGGGTAATTTTCTAAGCTGAATGGTTTTGTTTTACACTATGGGGTTTTGTTTTCCACTACGGTACTTTCCATTCTGTTTTACACTATGGGTATTTTTCCGCCATGTTTTACACTATGGGGTATAAGCAAGCCGATTCCGTGCCTATCTGAGTAGGCGGAGTGCATGGCATAGCAACCTTGAAACCTACAAAGGTCGAGGAAGGCATTTTTAAGGCCGTGGTTGAACGATATTTTTTTTTGAGTGGTGTTACATGGTTGAAAATTTGAAGGTCTTAAACGGGCTAAAAATAGGTCAAAATTAGGGCTGTATTTTTTGCAAGTTATAAGGGATGCAGTCTAGCCCGTACTCAATTGAATAACCTAGTTTTTTAAGGTCAATTTCTAACTGCATTAAGTTCGTGTACGTTTGTTCCTTTGTAATGTAGGTAAGCAATAAAGCCCGCAATTTAGCGGGCTGTTTATTGGGATATTCGAATAAATCATTCATGTTTTTAGATGTTATTTTTTAGGCAAAAATTATCGAAATAGGCGCTTTGTTCGGATTCGACAAATTTTGCCAAATCATCTATTTCATTAAGTTTTTTATATTTATTCGAGTAACTGCAAAAGGCTAAACCGTCAAAATAGATTGGATCACCTTTTTTGATTTTTGCGCCTGATTCAGCACAAATACCTTGGAATTTAGAAATCATAAATTTTCCCATTTTTTTAGTTTTTTAAGTTGATAAAAAAGCCCTATTTCTAGGGCCTTTGTTTATTTAATTACAAAATAATCTTGCGACGTTCGCAGGTAATTTTGCCAGTCATTACCAGTATTAAATAAATTATAATTAAACTCATTTTCTGGTAATTTGTAGGTCTTATAGGTCGCCGCGTCGGTTTTAATGGTAAAAACCTTTTTACTTAAATTCCAACGTACATAAATTTCACGTCCTGAAATAGTAACGAATTTTCTGAATTTACTTCTCATTTTTTCTATCTGTTTATTTTAGTGAATGATTAAACCTATTTTGTTGTTTTCAGTGAACCATTTGGTAGCTAGTAAGTCGTATTCGCTCGCGTCTGTATATCCCTGGTCGATCATTTCCTCAGCTGAATAAAAAATCTTTGAATGTCGCTCGGTTTCCTGGTCAATTAGTTCGTCGTTTGTTGATCCAAGCGAATAAATAAGATCCATGTTGTATGGAATAAATTTTGAGCGGATAAACGAATGCGATTTGGTGTATGCATAAAAACGTACATCCCTATTTTGCATTGCAATTTCTACCCATTTGTTGAAATAAGCTGGACTATAAAAATCCCCGCTGTCGTGTATACGGATATAAAGCTGTTTATTTTTTTTAATTCGACTTAGTTCCCATGTAATGCGATCAACAAAATTTTCCTCCTTGCTAGATTCGTAACGTCGAGTTAGCGCGCGTTCCACGTTTCCCCAACGATACGCGCCTTTTTTAGCGTAACAAAGTTTAATACAGCTACCCGCAAAAGGACAAGTTATTTTTCCGCTTTTTTTGTCATTACCTGCAGGGATTGAAAAATTATTTATTTTGACGTCAAATTTTTTAGCTGTTTTTACCAGCTTTGAATTACCAGTTCCCAATAAAGTTTCCATAGTTTTTTCGTGTTTAGTGTTTAGTGTTTAGTGTTTAGTGATTAAATTAATTTTAGGCCCAACATATATCCCAGGATAAAAATTGGGATTAAGGCTATAATGTAGTAAAGTACTAGTCCGATTTTTTTTAAGGTCTTATTCATGCTGTTTTTTGGTTAGGTGTTAACAAATAAGTAATGGCGAAAATCAATAAAGTTCCGCATCCGATAATTAGTAAGTCTGTCATATTTAATTAGTTAGGGTTAAATGTTATACAATATTACAAAGGTCCGCAATTAAATGCAAGTAAATTGTCAAATATATTTTATGGAATAGTATATTTTTTTTCAATTACCTTTAGACTTGAATATTCATTTTATTTCATTTTTAGTTGTCATGACAAATAAAAAAGGAGCGGGAGGAGCAAGGGAAGGCGCGGGCCGAAAGCCTAAAGTATTGGAGGTCAAGCTTATAGAGCAGATGGATGCGATCGCCGTACCTGAAAAAATTTGGCTTGCCTTGTTACGAAAATGTGAGGAGGGCGATACCCAAGCCTTGAAATTGTGGTTGGCTTATAGACTTGGCTTACCTAAACAACAAATAGACATTACTTCCAATGGCGAGAAGGTAGCTCCCCCTATTCATTGGATATCGAAAACTATAGAGATTCAAGAAGCCCAACTAGTTGAGGATGAAACGCTTACCCGCGTAGGCGAATAAGCAAAGGGGGGGGTGTTGTTGTGAGTGTACGGAAACCGATTGGAAAGTGGATTTCCCCAATTAAATAATTTACCCATGGGGGGGTATGTTTCTGAGTGCACAGGAATGAAACGGAAAATGAAAATCCCCAATTAATTAATTTAGCTATGATTCAACTTTTAGACGATTACAAGCCATTATTCTATGAGCAGCCTGATACTAGGTACTATTTGGTTACGGGTGGAAGAGGAAGTGGTAAATCATGGACTTTGGCTTTGTTTCTGCTGAACTTGACCTATGAGAAGGGTCATGTGATTCTTTTCACTAGATACACCTTGGTATCTGCGTTTATTTCGATTATTCCAGAGTTTTTGGATAAGATTGAGATTATGGGCAAGATGAATGACTTTGATGTGACTCAGAGTGAGATTATAAATAAGCTAACGGGGTCAAAGATATTGTTCAGGGGGATTAAGACTAGTTCGGGTGTGAATACTGCAAATCTGAAGTCGATTGCTGGGTTGTCGACATGGGTAGTAGATGAGGCTGAGGAATTGACAGACCCTGAGATATTTGATAAGGTTGACTTGAGTATCAGGGCGAAGGATGTTTACAACAGGGTTATCTTGGTGATGAACCCATCGTACAAGAGTCATTGGATTTATCAGGACTTTGTAAAGAACAAGAGAAAGGATACTACCTATATTCATACGACTTACTTGGATAACAAGATTAACCTGAGTGAGTCGTTTGTGCAGGCTGCTGAGAAGACTAAGCGAGAGAACAGGGCAAGATATGACCACTTGTTCATGGGGACATGGTTGGATGATGCTGAAGGGATGTTGTGGAACAGGGCGATTATTGGCAAGGCGAGGGTTGATGAAGCTCCGAACTTGAAGAGGATTGTTGTTGCACTTGATCCTGCGGTGACTGCGAACATGAATAGTGATGAGACGGGTATCATCGTTGTTGGGAAGTGTAAGGAAGGGTTTGGGTATGTGTTGGAAGATTTGAGTGGGAAGTATTCTCCGAACCATTGGGCGAAGATTGCAAACGATGCAGCGTTTCGGTGGAATGCTGATTGTATTGTGGCAGAGAAGAACCAAGGTGGAGACATGGTGGAGGCTGTGTTGAAGGCACAGGGGACTACAACGAGGATTAAGCTAGTATCGGCTACGAAGGGTAAGTATGTGAGAGCGGAGCCTGTGTATTCGTTGTATGAGAAGGGTCAGGTGTACCATGTAGGGAGCTTTCCGTTGCTAGAGAGTCAGATGGTTACCTTCGACCCTGATAAGGGGAAGTCACCCGATAGAGTGGATGCGTTGGTATGGGGATTGACTGAGTTGATGGTCAAGAACCGAAGTCAAGGGTTCGTATTGATAAAAGGAAAATTATTTAGGTAAAATTAGTACTTTTACAAAAAAGTGAGATATAGATGAATCTACTGAAAGCGTTTAGAACTAAGGATGCAGGTTTGCCTGT